GGCGTAGATCTAGGATCTGCTGTGGTAGACAGTACGGTAAAAACAGCCGGTAAAGTTACGGCATCAGCTTTGACAGATGTGAGTGACGTTGTTGGTACAGTAGCCGAGGCATCTCAGGGTGTTGTAGACCAGGTAGTTGAGAACATAGATAAACAAACTGACGAACTTCAGAAAAAGGAAGAAGAAAAATAATGGAAAGTTTTCTAGGAATTCTATTTGTTGCGGTAGTTGTGCTTGTAATTATTTACAAGAAAAAACCGGAGTGGATAGAAAAAATTAAATCCAAAATCAAAAAGTAACAACTTTTATTCAATAGACATGCTAGAATCTAGGCATGTCAAAATTATTTAAGATACTCGCTATAGTAGGTTTTCTGCTGCCTATGCATGCATTTGCAGATCAAACTGGTGATTGTGATGCTGGCACACAATATTGTGAGGCTAACAGCCTAGATACTACCAATACAACCACCACAACGAACACAAATACGAATACCAACACGAATACTAATACTTCGACTTCGACCTCTACGGCGACTAACACTAACACCAATACAAATACAAACGTAAATACTTCAACTAATAGTAATACGAACGTAAATACAAATACGTCAAACGTGACGCAAAATTCTACAGTAAATCAAACCGTAACTAATAACTCGACTTCTACAAATACAAATGTAAATCAAAACACGAGTGTTTCTGAAAATACGAACATAAATCAATCAACTTCAGAATCGAATGTAACGACTGATAATACAAACAATAATTTTAACGAAAGCGTTAGTTCATCTACCTCTGATAACACCAACAGAAATATAAATGAAACTAACTCAACGCAGACTATAAATCAAAATGTTAAAACAGAAGCTCCACCAGCATCTGCTATTGCCCCTTCAATAATGTCCTATTCACAAGATTTATGCACCACAGGCGTTTCAGGAGCCTTCCAGGGGCAAGTTTTTGGTTTATCAGGGGGTAAGACTGTAGTAGACGAAAACTGCGAGAGATTGAAGCTGAGTAAGTATATTTATGATATGGGCATGAAAGTAGCCGCTGTTTCTATACTCTGTCAGGATGTAAGGGTATTTAAGGCTATGAATATGGCAGGTACACCTTGCCCTTACGAAGGTAAAATAGGCCAAGAAGCTAAAGTATTGTGGCAAGAAAACCCACACAAAAGACCTGATGTAAAAGATGCTGAAGCAGAATACATAAGAAAATGTACGGCAGAAACTAATCCAAATAGAAGTAAAATAAAAAAAGACGTAGTAGGCTTTGTTAAGAAAAGCTATACACGAAAAACTAAAACAGATAGACAATGCAAAAAAGAATTTTATGCCTTGTCCTAGTTGGACTATTAAGTTCAAATGTATTGGGCCAATACACTTATGAAGCAAATCAACCGTTATATGATTTACATGATAACGCTAACAACTTTCAAGGCGAGTTAGCTTATGAGGTTGTAGATGACGGTATATCTCCTGCAATTGACCTTTCTTTCAATTTTTCTTTTTACGGTTCTACTTTTACACAGGCTAGGATGGCAACAAATGGGTGCTTGCATTTTGGCAATAGTGGTAGCTATTGCTCTGACTACACTCCAGATCCTATTAACGGACAACATACTTATACACTATATCCATTCTGGACCGATCTGATTAGAGATAACAATTCTCGTATGAAGTCTTGGGGTGACTCAAGCAAAATGATCTTTGGATGGTACCGTATGCGAGAATACAACCGTAACTCAGACAACAGCTTTGAGGTCATACTTTGGAACAACAATTCTTTTGATTTTCGTTACAGAGAACTAGATATCATTAATCATGATGTTTTGATTGGTGAGGTAGGATCTAATAAAAACAATTCTTACACCTATCTTTATCATGATGAGTGTAATACCGGAACAACTAACTCTAGCTCATGTGTAAATCAAAATTGGAATGCTACTTCATTCAACACCTTATTAGAAAACGGAGGTAGTTTGTATGGATCTGGCAGCGGTAATGGTATTGATTGTAGTAACCCTTTAAATGATAGCAGTTGTGAAGGTTATGCTGAAGCGTATTTAGCACAACAATGTGGTTTGAATGCTTTGTACTCTACAGATTGTTCTGGATATGAGGAAGCTTTGCGTGATTTTGAATGTGATCAAGATCCTCAATATAGCCCAACTTGTTCAGGGTATATACCAGAAATTTTAGGTATATTTGTAATACAGAATGACTCTACGGATGTTGAAACTTTTCAAATAACAGAAGATGAAGTGATTTTGTATTCTGAACCTTTTGAGGATTTTAATGAAGAAGAGGTTTTTGAAGATTTTTTTCATTTTGATGATTTTACAGATGATGAGATATTTTTAGATCCAATAATAGATGTATTTGACACATTTGATCCGTTAGTAGAAAACATATCGGTAGTTAATAATGTTGATATTATTGACGTTTTTGATGCAGAGGAGTTGGTAGAAGTATTTACAAGAAATGAAATATTAGAAGATCTTGAAGAAATAATAGAAGAAGAACAGATAGAAGAAATAATTCAAGAAATTATTGAGGAAGAAGTTGTAGAAGAACTTTTAGTTGAAGAGGATATAGAAGAGCAAATAGAAGAATTGCTAGAAGAAGAAATTGTTGAAGAGGTTGTAGAAACATTTGAAGAAAATCCAAAAGGTAACAGCATATCTAGAGCCTTACGGGTTGTAGCTCAAACTATGAGGACCGCTTCGGATAGTTACACAACACAAAACAACATAGGTAATAATGAGGTAAATCAAAGTGGTGGTATCAGTACATCATCATCCCCATCAATATCAGATCAAATATTATCTGCTAGTGTTCAAAATAATACCGTACTTCAAATGAGTGATGGTTCTGGGCCTATAGGAGGCACTTCAATCACGATAACCCCTCTAGCTACTTTAGATGATTCGGTTATGTCTGACGTGCAAATAAACGACATACAAGGGCAAATACTATCTGCTACATCAAATGTTATGACATCCTCTGAAGCTGACCAAATTGCAGACCAAATAATAGCTAATAATATAAAACAAGAACAAGAAGATATGGAAGAAGAACAACAACAATCAGGCGAATATGCTGATGAAACTGCTTTTGTTGCGTATTTAGGTTATGTTCCAGGATTTGACCGTTATAGAGATGTATCAATACCTGATCAAAATTTGTGGTATGAAAGCAAAATAATTTATTCAGATTCAAAGATTGATGATAATACTGGCGCATATTACAATCTAGCTAGTACAAGCATAAATAAAATGCAAAATATTTTAGATGAACAGGTAAGCTTATGAACTTTTTAGAATCAAAATTAGCACAATTAGTAGCGTTAGGAACTTTATTGGCAACAATTGCAGGAGTTGGCTACGCTGGAGCAGGTTATGTGCAAAGAATTGAAGCCTTAGAATCACAAACAGCGGTTTCATACGAAGAGGATATAAACAACATAAAATCTGAAATTCTTGTAGTTAATGAAAAATTACAAAAACTTGACCAAATAAGTTTGCTTCAGAATAATGTAAACAATAACGAAAAAGATTTAAGTTTACTAAAACAAGAAATTGCAAGCGCAAGAGAAAATCTTGAAAATAAAATTTCTAACTTAGAAGAAAAATTAAAAGAGGATAAAAATCCTTTAGCAAACTAACATGACATCAAGAGCAACAACATCAAAAGTAGCAGCAGATCTACATGCTCATGAGGTCAAATGTGAAGAGCGTTGGAAAACAATATTTAACGAAACCAACGACATCAAACAAGAAATAACTTCTATAAACAAAACCATAAGGCTTTCTGCCTTTGGATTATTCGGTTTCACAGGGACATTAATAATTGCCCTACTTTCATTAATCTTACCAATACAATAATTATGGCACTTAAAAATTTATTATCAGGATCCCTTAAAAACGTAGTAGGAAGTATCGCACCTAATTTAGGAGCGGCCCTCGGAGGACCTCTTGGAGGAATGGCAGGCTCTGTCATTTCAGAAGTTCTAGGAGTTCCAAATAACCCCAAAGCTATTGAACAAGGACTTCAACAGGCAACACCCGAACAAATGCTTCAGCTCAAAAAAGCAGAAAAAGACTTTGAAATTAGAATGCAAGAGCTAGAAGTAGATGTTTTTGAATTAGAAACACAAGATAAGCAAGATGCTAGAGCTAAATTTAGCAAAGACTGGACTGCTAGAATAATGGGATTAGCAGTTCTAGGTGGTTTTCTTGGTTACATATTTTTAGTCACTTTGCAACCGCCAGAACAAAATTCAGAAGCTTTAATAAATTTAGTTTTAGGTTATCTTGGTGGATTAGCGTCTGCGGTAATATCGTTCTATTTTGGAGCGTCAAACTCATCCGATAAAGATTAGGTTTTATTTTGGTAGAACCTTATATTTATAACGCCGAAATAGTAAAGGTTGTAGATGGCGACACTATAGACGTAAACCTAGATCTAGGTTTTGACGTAAAGCTACACAAACAAAGGTGCAGACTAGCCGGCATAAATGCACCTGAATCACGCACTAGAAACCTTAAAGAAAAAGAATTAGGACTAGCGGCCAAAGCTAGGCTTAAAGAATTATGTAGTGGTAATATAAAGATTAAATCATTTGGTAAAGGTAAGTATGGAAGAATACTTGCAATACCATATACAGAGGAAGGAGAAGATATTTGTGAAAAACTTATTCAAGAAGGTCACGCAAGGGTTTATGAAGGCGGTAAAAGAAAACCCTGGACTTGAGCCTGAAGAAATGCATATTTCTGAAGAGGGTTTAAAACTCATCAAATTCTTTGAAGGCTGTAAGCTAAATGCATACAAGTGCGCTGCTGGAGTATGGACCTGTGGTTGGGGTACTACAAAAGGTGTCATGCCTGGTGATGTATGGTCACAAGAAAAAGCCGATTTTAGATTGTGGCGTGAGTTAGATGAAGAATATGAACAATACATAAAAGATTTTGTTCATGTTCCTCTGAATCAGAACCAGTTTGATGCATTAGTTTCTTGGACATACAACCTTGGTCCTACTAATTTAAAAAATTCTACTTTATTAAAAAAATTAAATAATGGAGAATATGATGAGGTGCCTGAACAAATTAAGCGTTGGACAAAAGCCAACGGAAAAGAATTGGAAGGCTTGATTAAAAGAAGAGAAGCTGAGGCTTTATTATTTGAAGGTAAATCTTGGCAATAATTAGGAGAAACTATGAGTAAAACTATGAGAAAAAGAGCTAGAAATGAAAAAGGTCATTATGTAGCAGATGATCCTAGCACCCCTTTTAGAAACGAAGCTTACGAAAAAACTTATACCACAGGTGAAAAAATATTATTTGCTATTATTGTGATAGGTATAATAGCTGCAATAGTTTTTGGCTCTCAGTAGGAGGATGATTTCTGTATGGCTCTACAGAAAGCAATATTTAAACCAGGTATCAATAGAGAAGGTACTGACTACGATAACGAAGGTGGTTGGTTTGACTGCAATTTAGTTCGTTTTAGAAAAGGTCGTCCTGAAAAATTTGGTGGATGGGAAAAGGATAACTTAAATACTTTTTTAGGTACTGCTAGAGCCTTACATAGTTGGATTGCCTTAGATGGTACAAAGTATCTAGGTCTAGGCACAACATTCAAATACTACGTTGAAGAAGGTGCCAACTTTAATGATATTACTCCGATTAGATCTACTACATCAGCTGGAGATGTAACTTTTTCTGCTTCAAATGGTGACGCGACAATTACTGTCGCTGATACTGCTCATGGGGCCGTACAAAACGATTTTGTTACATTTTCAGGCGCAGCAAGTCTAGGTGGTAATATAACCGCTGCCGTTCTGAATCAAGAATATCAGATAGCTACAATTGTAAATGCAAATTCTTACACAATAGAAGCTAAAGACACTAGCGGATCTACGGTTACTGCAAATTCATCAGACTCTGGTAATGGTGGTTCCTCTGTTGTGGGAACTTACCAAGTAAATGTAGGTCTTGATGTTTTTGTTGCTGGTACAGGGTGGGGCTTAAGTGGATGGGGTGAAGGAGCTTTTGGATCAGCAACCGCTTTGTCTGCAACGAATCAACTTAGATTGTGGACACACGATAACTTTGGCGAAGATTTAATTATCAATCAAAGAGCCGGCGGTATATATAGATGGGATGAAAGCAGCGGAACAAATACCAGAGCTGTAGAACTTTCATCTATAGCAGGTGCAAATCAAGTGCCTACGCGTGCATTACAGGTAATAACATCTGAAAAGGACCGACACTTGATAGTCTTGGGAGCAGATCCTATATCAGGAAGCACAAGAACAGGATCTGTAGATCCTATGCTGATAGCGTTTAGCGACCAAGAAAATGCATTAGAATTCGAACCAAGAAACACCAATACCGCTGGTTCTTTACGATTATCTTCAGGATCTTCAATTATAGGTTCTGTAAAATCAAGACAAGAAATACTTATATGGACTGATACAGCTCTATACAGTATGCAGTTTATAGGCCCTCCTTTTACTTTTGCGGTTAATTTGATAAATGAAGGCACAGGTCTTGTAGGACCAAAAGCTGCTATTACAGCGCCTACAGGTGTTTTTTGGATGGGGTACAACAACTTCTATGCTTATAACGGTAGTGTTCAAACAGTTCCTTGTTCAGTACACAATTATGTCTTTTCTGATATCAACTTGCTTCAATCATTCAAAATAAATGCTTTTACTATTGCAGATAAAAATGAGGTGGGTTGGTTTTATTGCTCTGCAAGCTCGTCAGAGATTGATAGGTACGTTATTTATAATTATGCAGAAAATATATGGTTTTACGGAAACTTAACTAGAACAGCTTGGCTTGATTCAGGTATTGAAAATTATCCAAGGGCCGTAGGTAATAACTATTTATATCGTCATGAAACAGGATTTGATGATGATGGATCACCTATGACAAATGTATTTATAGAAAGCTCCGACTTTGATTTGGGAGAGGGTGATCAGTTTACTTTTATACAAAAGATCATACCTGATTTTAAATTTTTACAAGATGAAAATAACGGCAACGTAAATGTTGTAGTAAAAACAAGAAACTTTCCAGGTGATTCTTTAAGTGTTAGCTCAACAAGTGCCATACAAGCCAGCACTCAACAAGCATTTGTAAGAGGTAGGGCAAGGCAAATGGTGCTACGCATAGAGTCAGATGATGACGCTACAGATGACAAAAATCTATCAATAGGATGGAGGGCTGGGGCTACAAGGATTGATATAAGACCTGACGGCAGAAGATGAGTAAAATATTACCAACTCAGTTGCCTACCGCAATAGGTGAGGTAAGCCCTGATATATTCAACCGTCTAACAAGAATACTTGAGATAAACTTAGGATCTGTTGATATTGATAGAACTCA